GTCTTGATCGGTCTCTTCGTCATACTGCCAAGCGTCTTGATTGTAAATCCACATCGTTTCCTGGGTTAATCTGTTGACCCATCCTTGCTTTAGGACAACGCCCCAAACGCCTCCCCCGTCATAAATTTCTTCGATTTTGTTTCTATGCTGTCTTGGTACGTGCAACAAGTGAATCATTGTCTTGCTCCTTAGTCTAGGTCTACCAACTTGTAAGCAATGTCAACATCACAGACATCGCCTACTAAGCCGCCAAAGTCAGCGCGTGCAAAATACTGCTCGCCAACTTCGCCAATGTGCCAGTTACCTTGCCCGTATTCTTCATCGAGCCACGCGAAGAGATTGTCAACGAACGCTTCGTCATCATCCAGAAGCGCGGTGTAATCGTCATTGACGATAGCTGGCAACGCAAAAGCGGGGATCTTGTAGGTGTCAATTTCAAATTCAATAGTCATTTTTTTGCTCCCTATGGGCGGACTATGCCGCCCCGTTGATAGTTGATTTGATGGTGGCGCACCAATCTCTGCCTAATAGCTTTTCAGCATCGGAGTAGACGGTAGCTAAATCAGCATGTGATGCCCAATTCCTTATGTGTATGGTCGCATCCGCGTCAGTGTCTCGAAATACTGAGCGGAATCGTCCGGCGTCAGTGTTAAAGATTAAAACCTCGAGACCATCTTCAGCGTTTACAAGTGCGTCAACTAAGTTTGTAGTGTGCATGATTTTCCCCTTGGCGGCTTATACCGCCTCTTCAACCGTATTTTGATTCGAAATGAAGGTCAGCGTCAGCAAACTCGATTTGGTCGAATTTGAACCAGTCGAAACCGGTAAACATTTTCTGAAGATCAAACCTGTCATCGTCCGCTAATGCATGGGCAATCAGATAGGATTGCTTGCAGTGCAGCATGTCGCGGGGTCTGAAGTTTTGGGGATCAAAGAGCGCGCTTCGAATTGCTTTAATGACGAAATACTTGGCAACTGTCCCGTTGCTTTGCTGGTACTTGGCAGGGGGTAGAGGGTTAATATATCGGAAATGTTTTTGCAACTTGTATTCGTATTTGTACATTTCCTCGCGGTGGTCGGTCGAACCTTTCATAGTGAGAGGGTAGAGGCGGCCAAAACCGTAACCGATAAGTTCTGCGATTTGATTTTTGTTCATGGTGTGTACTCCGTTAATCTGATGCTTATATTTTTTGAGTAATCGCCTAAGCGATAAACACATCCTCTCATGGCTAGTATTTCCTAGTCAATACTTTAGAGCAAAAAAAATGCAAAAAAGTTTGCTACAATCGAAAAACTTCAATAAAATCGGAGGGTTAGCGGTGAAAAAAATTTTGAAAAAATTGAATCTCGAGGTGCTTTTGATGCCTATTTTCACCCCATTGGCGGTAGGTGCGGCATTCCTGGGCGGGTTCATTTTCGGGGTAATCATCTAATGCCGGATATGAGGCACAAGCTAAAGCCCGAGGTAGCGGAGAGACACTTTCCCAACTGGACTCACGGCGGCAAAGGTCAACACGCAAGAAAGGGAACGGCAGAAAGTCGGGCGGCATATAGGGACAACTGGGACCGAATCTTTAAGGCAAAAGACAATGGCAACAACAAGAGCCAATAAGATAAGACAAGAACGGCAAGAAGCATTAAGAGAGATGCTCTCCAAGAAATGCACCGTTCAGCATGTCATTGAAAACATTAAAAAAATGGAAGAGCAAGGGCCAGAAATGGAGGCCCAAGAATTAACTGCTCTCAAATATGCGACAGAAACTAGGCTCAAATTAATCAGCAAGTATTTACCAGATCTGAAGTCACAAGAAATCACGGGGGAAGCTGGCGAAGCATTGCAAGTCACGGTAGCGGATTTCTCGAGTGCAAATAAACATTCCGAATAACTGGTCACCTAGACCACATCAAATAGACTTTTTTCGAGCGATGGATAACGGCGTTAAGCGTGCCTGTTTGGTGTGGCATCGTAGAGCGGGGAAGGATTCAACCTCTCTCAACTTCACCGCAAAGGAAATGTTCAAGCGCAAAGGGAACTATTGGCACCTATTCCCCAAACAAACCCAAGCAAGAAAGGCCATCTGGAATGGCATTAACTCGGATGGTCAATCAATCCTCGATCAAGTCTTTCCGGAGCCCGTGAGAGCACGCACAAGCAGCCAGGAGATGATGATTGAGCTAAAGAACGGCTCGACATGGCAGCTAGCAGGTTCGGACAATTACGATTCACTGGTGGGCGCTAACCCTGTGGGCGTGGTCTTCTCTGAATGGTCGCTATGTGATCCTAATGCGTGGGCCTACATTCGCCCCATGCTGGCAGAGAATGGGGGATGGGCGGTCTTCATCTACACGCCAAGGGGCAAGAATCACGGCTACACGCTGTATAACATGGCAAGAAAAGCCGATGAATGGTTCTGCCAGAACCTAACGGTAAACGATACCAAACGAGCGGATGGGTCTCCGGTGATCTCACCTGAAGCCATCGAGACCGAACGCGCAGAGGGGATGGAAGAGGCGTTAATCCAGCAAGAGTTTTTCGGATCATTCGAGGCGCAGATACCTGGGGCCTACTTCGCTGACCAACTGCAGCAAGCAAAAGATCAAAACAGGGTGGGACGCATACCGATTGAACCATCATTACAAGTACACACAGCATGGGATCTAGGCATCAGTGACTCAATGAGCATTTGGTTCTTCCAGGCCATGGGCAAAGAGATACGCCTGGTCGATTACTACGAGTCCAACGGCAAAGGTATGGAACATTACATCCAATACTTGACCCAATGGGCTGACAGGAATGGCGTGATATTCGGCCAGCACCTAGCGCCCCATGACATCGAAGTCAGAGAGCTAACAAGCGGACGATCACGCAAGGATGTAGCTCGAGACATGGGAATCACCTTCCGCACTGTTCAACGCCCACGCACTAAGATCGAAGGGATACAGGCCATTAGGCGGATGTTCCCGCGTTTCTGGATCGATGACGAAAGGGCAGAGCAAGGCTACGCTTGCATCGCATCCTATCATCGAGAATGGGACGAAAAGCACCAAAGGTTCAGAGATCAACCTGTCCACGATTGGGCATCACATGGCGCTGACGCGCTTCAGACGCTCGCACTAGGATGGCGCGATACCATGATGAACGGAATGAGACCACAAGCCCATCGAGCGGAACTGGCGTTTAACATTTGGAGATAATCAATGCCCGCAGAAAAATATAAAGTGAAAGACCATCCCGAGCACCTTTATGTTGTATTCGGCAAAGACTCGGGGCATTGGTGGTCATGGATGCTGCACCCAACCATCCGGCACTGCTACGTGATGAAGGCGGACAACGGACGTTGGATCAATTATGCAAAGTCGGTGCAAACCATTGATTTGTTTACTATTGACCAAACAGAGCATAAAATCGGGACCAACATCATCAGAAAGGCGCGAAGACGTTACGCAAGGCAAGGGCTATTGATGCTCAATACTTGCGTTGGACACGCGAAACAGATTCTAGGGATCAATAAACCATTCATTTGGACACCCTATCAACTCTTAAAATACTTGGAGGCTAACCCGTGAAGAAACCCAAGGCACCAAAACCAACCGCACAAGAGAAAGCGGTCGAAATGAGACAACAACGCGCACTCGATGAAGAGATCGCAGAGCAAGAGGACCGATTTAGGGCGCTAGCACGCGGGAAGCTAGGCACTGCCTCTCTACTCGGTGGCGCTCCTAGAACGCGTCAGGAGGCCGCTATGGGCCGCAAAGGTGCAGGTGGTGCAGCGGTAGCGGGTCGGTCTCTAATCGGCGGCAGAGGGGCAATGCGTGGCGCTGGTGGGCAGCAAGGGTTTATGGGCGGGTCAATCTCAATTCCTAACATCAGGATGTAACCATGCAATTACCTCCCCATCTAGGCGGTGTGCAGGATCTCGTTAGGCGAGAGCAAAAAGCATTCGATCATCAGGCCATGTGGCATGAGCAGTTGACGGATGTTTATGAATACTTCCTGCCTCAACGAAACCTTTTTGAAGTCGAAGACAAGGGCCAGAAGAAAATGGACCGCATCTTTGACTCAACGGCTCTCACGGCTATTCAGCAAGGCGCTAGTAAACTGCAAGAAAACATCGCGCCGATCTGGTCACGTTGGGCAACCTTCCAGCCATCGAATGAAGTGATCCGAATGGTCGAATCTGGTGACTACGGGGTCACTGAGCGCGACATTCGAGAGAACCTAGACGAACAGGCCGAGACGGTTTTTGACTATATCAACCGATCCAACTTTGCGACCCAGTTTTATGAGTCAGCATTAGACCTTCTGATCGGTACTGCCACCCTACGAATCGATGAAACCGACGATGAATCCATGCCGTTCTGTTTTCACTCTGTTCCACAAAAGGGGATCGCGTTTGAAGAGGGACCATACGGGACCATTGAAACCCATTGGAGACGCTTCAAGGTCAAGGCTCGACTACTAGAGAGAATGTGGCGAGGGTTTGAACCGTCAACCAACGTTAGACAGATCATCGAAAACTCACCTGATTCCGAAGTAGAAGTATCAGAAGGCGTCATCTACGACCCTAAGACTAAAAAATACTACGGTTGTGTGTGGGTCAAGCGAGAAGAACGCTTCTCATGGGTTGAAGACTTTGGGGAATCATCACCTTGGGTCACCGGACGTTATACGAAGGTAGCGGGAGAGATCAGAGGCCGTGGTCCGGCTATGCAATGTCTGCCGGATGTCCGATCACTCAACAAAGCTAAAGAGTTTGTACTCCAAAAAGCCGCGATTGATCTAGCGGGAATGTATACCGCAACCGATGATGGGGTAATGAACCCTTACAACATCACGATATCCCCAGGAATTGTGATTCCGGTAGGGTCTAATAATACAAATAACCCATCCATTCAACGTTTGGACACTGGTGCAAACCTACAACTAGCGCAATTCGAGATCCTAGAACTGCAAACGTCAATCAAGACCGCTCTGTTCAACGATCTTCGAGATCCTACGGGTCCGGTAAGGACTGCAACCGAGATCGCTATTGAGACCAGAGAACTAGCAAAGCGTATCGGGTCGGCATTTGGCAGACTTCAAACCGAAATGCTAGTGCCTATTCTCAAGCGAGTCGTGAACATTTTGACTAGGCGAGGACTGGTCACACCTATTCAACTTGATGGGCGCGATGTTGAGGTTAAATTCACGTCACCCTTAGCCAGAGCGCAGGATGGCGAGGATATTTTGAACGTTCAACAAGCCGTTCAGTTTGTCTTGAACAACGCTGGCCCTGACCAACTCAAGATGGCGTTCAAGCTGGAAGACTTTGGATCATGGGTAGCGGAAAAAACGGGAATGCCGATGGAGTTAGTGCGGGATGATGCGGAGAAACAACGAGTCATCGAAGCTGGTGCACAAGCTGCAATGGCGCAACAAGGGCAAGGCGATGGACAGGCAGCTAGCGGACAGCCGCCACAATTACAGGTAGTTCAATGAGCTGGGATGATCTCGAAGTAAGCCAAGAAAAGGCAAACGAGACCAGGGAGCGGATGAGGGAAAAACAGGTAGAAACGGCCAAGCTGTTTCACCGATGCTTTGGGACTGAAGAAGGGACCAAAGTTATGCAGGATTTGATGACGCGATTCATCATTGACAATTCAACCCCGTTCAACTCCCCGAATGTAAACTATGAAGCGGCGTATCATAACGGCGAGGCCGGAGTCATACGCTTTATTATCAATCAAGTTAGGCTTGCGGAGGAGCTATGACTACGTCATTGAGCGAAGCGGAGGTTGAGGAAACTCAAGAAGAACCCAAGAAAAGAGGCAGACCGCCAAAGGAAAAGAAAGCTGAAGTCATCTGCGATCATAAAGACCATCTAAAAAAATATGGCTTTGATTTCAAATGGTTAGACAAGCTGACCGATGAATACGGGTTCGAGAAATACGAATACCTGCATAAATTTCGCGCTTTCCGGTGCTACAAAGATGGGATGCACGTCGATTGGATCGACATAAACACCCTCTCTTTGTTAAACGGAGGCCGAAGACTTGAGCCAATCTTGCTCAAGCACCAACCTGTCCCGCCACGTCGGGCCATCATTGAATATCCTTGGAGAAACTTATGAGCGAACAGATCGCGGATAGCGGCACTCTGGAGCAAGAAACCCTCACATCCCTTGTAGACGCAGCAGAGCCTACTTTGACCGAGGGTGAGTATTTCCTCACAGAAGGCATTAAAGGCGTAGGAGACACGCCTGAGTGGTTTAAGGGCGATAGATATAAGTCGGTGGCAGATCAAGCCAAGGCTTACACT